TTCGTTTGCGTTACAGCGCAAAGAGCAGCGGTATGTGCCGTCGTCACTGCCCAACCCCATATCGGACATATCCAAAGACACAGTGTGGGCCAAGCACCATTGGCCTCCTGACCTCTTCATAGCCTCTCACGTGATCGAGCACTTGAGCCTGACGCACTTCTGCCAGCTGGCCGAGTGGTTGCGTGGCGTCCCGGTAGTGCACTTTCAGGCACCGCTGCCCCCCGGCAGGGGCACGCACTGGGACGGGTACGTCGGCTCGCACATACTGCCTATCGGCTGGCAGGGGGTCGAGGCGGTGATGAAAGAGAACCGGTTCAAGGTGCAGAGCGAGAGCGTCTCGGAGCGGGGCGAGCTTGGCAAGAACGCGTACATGACGTTCGAGTATCAGCCCGAGCGGCTGGAGATACCCCAGCAGCGGACAGCCGAGGACTTGACCGAGGCCGACGCCTGCGTGGCGAGTGTAGGAAAGGAGTAAGATATGGCCATGACCTTACAGGAGAAAGTCCACCTGGGCCTGGCCGATAAGAACGAGTTGACTATATGCTGCAACTGCCTGTCGTATAAGGTGATGCCTGGAACATCTCTCGGGGTGGAACCGGTCTGCCAGCATGCCGACACGCGAGAGCGAATTGACCTCGTGACCGGCGAGGAACGGATGCAGACGTGCCGGGCTGTCAATACTGACGGCCAGTGCGGGCAGTACCAGGCAAAGGAGCCCCAGGGTGTCCCTGCGTGACCTGGCAAAGCTGAAACTCGCGGACAAGCGGTCTGAGCTTGTGGAACTGTTCCCTGACCACCCGCATAAGCGTGCGATGGGTATCATACGGGCTCAGAAGCTGATCTTGACGACGATAGCGAGCCAGTGGGAGGCTGGGTATCCGGCTCGGGTCGTGGTACTCAAGGCCCGCCGGCTCGGGGTTTCGACGTTCACCGACCTCTGGCAGATGCACTGGGTGAGCGAGCGGCCGAACCGCCAGGCGTTCGTATGCGCCCACAACGCGGACGCCAGCGAGGAGTTGTTCGACCGGGCACGCATAGCGCACGAGTATACCGGGGACAAGCGGCCTCTGAAAGCGTCCAGCAGGCGTGAGATCGCCTGGGACGTGCCGCACGGCAGCAAGTTCAGCGTCAAGACGGCTGGTATCGAGAGCCTCAAGCGTGGCGCGACGCTTCACCACGTGCACTGTAGCGAGTTGGCGTTCTGGCCGAACCAGCGCCAGACGATGCTATCCGTGTTCCAGTGCGTGCCAGAGGAGCCTGATACGAGCATACTTGTCGAGTCAACGGCCAACGGTGCGGGGGATGAATTCAACACCTTGTGGGACGCCTCACGGTCGTACGCTGAGGCTGAACGGACTGACCGGTGGGACGGCTGGATTGGGATATTTCTGTCGTGGCTGGATAACCCGGAGGAGTATAGCCTGCCGGTGCCGAGGGGTTACGACTGGGCGGGCGTGGAGCCGGAGGTCGAGGAGGATGAGCCGGAGCTGAGGCGACTGGGGGCGACGGCCAAGCAGTTATACTGGCGCAGACGCAAGATCGACGAGGCGTGCGCCGGCCGCGTGGACGACTTCCGCCAGGAATACCCCGCATGGCCGGAACAGGCGTTCCTCATGTCCGGTCGTCGTGCTATCCCGGCCGCTATCACCAGAGGCCACAGGGCGACGGTAGAGCCGCCTCGTCTGGCACGGCTGGTCTCGGACGCGGATGCAGTCCACGGCGTCAGAGCGGTGTTCTCAGAGAGCTTGAGACCGCCTTGCTGGGAGATATGGCGTGAACCGTTAGAGCGGTTCGACTACGCCCTTGGGGGCGACGTCGCAACGGGCAAGCCCTCCAGTCCGACCGACGAGCACAGTGACCCCGACTACTCGGCCGCTATCGTACTCGAGCGGCAGCGTATCGAGACCGTAGCGCAGTGGGTGGGCCGGATACCAACGGACGAGTTCGGGGAGGAGATGCTCAAAGCAGCGTTGTACTACAACCGCGCCTGGTGCTCGCCGGAGGCGAACAGTCTCGGCGTGGCGGTGATAAACGTGTTCAAGGCGGCGAATTACGACCGCCTGTTCACCCGGACAAAGCCGGACCAGTGGGAGTTTGACGATCTGACGCACCTATTGGGGTGGATAACGACGGGCGGTGCGAACGGTACTCGGGATGGTATGATCGACGGGTGGATATCCGCCTGCCGGGCGAACGCGGAGGAGTTCGGGTTCACTATGACGCTCTTGAACCACTCCGAGCGGCTCGTGGAGCAGGAGGAGCGGTTCATATACAACAAGGACGGCAAGCGCATGCACCGGCCGAACTGCCACGACGACGTACTGTTCGCGGCTATGATCGCGTTACAGATGCACCGACGCTGCCCGAGGACGAGGGAGCCGGCACCGAGCGAGTGGCGTCAGGACAAGGTAACGGCCGCTGACATACGGTTCGTGGGCGGTCGAGACCTGGGCGCGCAGATACTAGCAACTGGCGGTTCGCTGCGCAAAGACGACAGGATGGGCTGAGATATGGACATGCAAACCTGTATTGTGTGCGAAGAGGACTTTGACTTTGACCTAGAAGGGTTTAGTTCGGACAGCACCGGACAAATTGTCTGTGGGAATGATTGCGCTAAGAAACTCGCTCATTCACGAGGGAATAAAGTAGCTATTCATAACAGCGAGGGCACTATAACCGAAACGGATGCTTGGCCCGAGCAGTTACCGGGGGAGACGATATGTGCAGGACGTCGTGCGAGTTTGAAAACCACTGATGGTGGGCTACTGGTCTATAGCAAGATTCACAAACAGGTGTTGTTTTTCACACTTACGTCGCAGGATTTGTACAGTCTTGCTCAGTCCCTTGAACTCCGCGAAAACGACAGGATGGGTTGATCTTTGAACCACGATAGTAGCCGGGGAGAGGCATCATACCTAGCTACCCTCCCGTCCCTGAGGCCGCTGAGTCTGGAACTTTGCCACGGCCTCTCCCTGGCGCCCCGTAATAGGAAGCGTAGCGGACTACGCAGTAGGAGTGAGAGATGATCGAAGTGATTGCGATGCTGACACCGAACTACTTTGCCGACGACAGGATAGAACTGCGTGTTATAGACCGCGAGAAACACAGGATTGCCGTCCCATTGACTCTGGAGCCGTATGAGCCAACTGACCCGCTCCCTCTCACCGTTGCGATAAACAAGACAGGCGCTCAGGTGCTTATCGATAGTCTGTGGTCGTGCGGTCTGCGGCCGACCGAGGGCCAGGGCAGCGTCGGGCAACTGGGTTCGACTGAGCGGCATCTGGCCGACCTCAAACAGATCGCGTTTCACGCGCTGAAGATCAAGGAGTGAGTCATGATCGAATGGCGGCTGGTGATAGGGATAGTGATCGGCGGCGCGATAGCGCTGGTCGGCGTCTGGCTCGGTGCCAAGCTGGTCTGGACGGCTACGGGGCACGAGGAGCAGTCGCTGCTGTTCAAGGAGAAAGCCGAACCCGTCGAGCAGGGGAGGATGGAATAGTGGGCATCGAGTATTATGTTATCTGCCGCAAGTGTAACGTGAGACGCCACTTGGACAAGAACTGGGCAGTGCTTTTTGGTAAGAAAGTCGCCGACCGGCAGTCGGCCCTTGAGTTTCGTGAGCAGGTCGAATACGACAGTTTCCGTTGTGGTCTATTGATCTCGTTCATGGCGAAGCACATGGGCCATGACTGTTTCCTGACGAATGACATGGACGACGAGATCTTTGACATCCCCCATGAGGCAATAGACTTTTGGTCTACCTCCGCAGAGGGCAGGGAGGCATTCCAAGAGCAAAGGATGATGGAATGAGCGAGCAACCGTTCCACCCAGCCGGAGATAAGCACTGTCCGTCATGCTGGCGCGGGTATCCCAAGCCCTGCCACCGACCGCTGTGCAAGGGTCTTATCCACGCTGTCTTTGGCGGGCGCGACGATAATCAAGTATGGTTACACGCGGGTTGCGATGTCTGCGACTTGCGAGAGAACGTGATTCCCTCGTATGAGGACTCTGATGCCGAAGAAGTTGCACGATAAGTTAGAGCGACAGGCCCGCAAGAAGGGCCTCAAGGGCAAGCGCAAGGCCCGGTATGTCCACGGAACGATGACCGATATTAAGAAAGCCAAGTCCGGCAAGAAGTGCAAAAAGGGCAAGTAGCAGATGGCGACAGCCACAGCGACGAAAGTGCAGGATGACGGCGTAGTTGCCTCGATCAGCGCGTCTGACGTGCAGTCGGATGAGCGGAACGAGCTCAACAAGCAGCTTGACGCTTACGTCACCGCCTCGGCCGCGGAGCAGCGCCAGTGGACGCCGTTCCGCGAACAGGGGATACGTGCTCTGCTCGACGACCAGCTTGCCGGCGTCAAGGTACGCAAGAACTGGGGCCGGATGCAGTTGAACAAGATATTCCCGGCTCTCATGCAGGAACTGGCTATCCACGTCGAGCGGTGGCAGCATAGTGACGTGATGGTCAAGGCCCGGGGCGACGCAGAGGACGCGACGGTCGATCTGGTCGAGGGCAGGCTCCGCTGGCACTTCCACCAGGGCATCGACATACCCAAGTTGATGATGCGGAACGTGTTCGAGGGCAAGGTCGGTGCGAACTACGTGAACAAGGTCTACTGGGATGAAGAGGCCGAGTGGAACGACGACGAGGGTAAGTATCTGGGGCGCGTCAAGGTCGATCTGTTGGACATCAAGCAGTTTGTGATCGACCCGGAGTGCGGTTACGATCTGACGAAAGCCCGGTACATGGGCACCTATATGCGGCAAGAGCTCGACTGGGCGCTCAACCACTGGCCGGACGACAAAGAGGCGATACTGCGGGCTGCTCGGTCGGAGGCGTCCGGTGAGGCCGCAAAGGATATGGGCGCGGGCAGAGATTTCTCGCGTGTAGACCCGACGACTCCCGTAACGATGGACGGTGACTCTCAACCCGGCGAGGCTGGCGGCCGTCCGCTCGAAAAGGGGCCGACCGAGGGGGCGCTGGCCCACTTGGTGCTCCACGGCAAGATGAGACGGCACCCTGAAAAGGACGATACAGTTGACAAAAAGCCACGGTTCATCACCGTGCTGGAGATATACTTTCTGGACTTCGAGAGGGACGGCGACGACAACCCGCTGTATCCGTTCGGCCGCATGATCTTGCGTGTGGGGGCCGGAAACGACGCAATTGTGCTGAACGACCGGGCGGCAACGGAGGATGAGGCCGCAGACCCGCAACGATGGTGGATGAGAGACTGGCCGTTCGTTATCGGGCGCAACCAGATATTGCCGGGCGACACGTGGCGCGGTCTCGACGGCGTTGTCATGCTCAAGCACACGCAGGACGTGATAAACGACATCGTGCGGCATCTGGAGATGTACGTCCGGCACTTTGCCGACCCGATTGTGGCGTCTGAAAGGGGCGCCATCCCGATAGACACACGCACTGGCGAGCAGCCGGACTTGCAGGCGGCTGCCGGGACTCACTGGAAACTGTCGAAGGATGCCTTGAGAAACAAGAGGATTCAAAGGTTTGCGCCACCGCCGGCGTCACAAGGTCTGTTCCAGATACTTGACGTATTCTTGAACCACTTCAACGACACGAGCGGCGTCCACGAGGTGATGCGGGGCGCCCGAACCAGCGGCAAGCCGACGGCGACGGAGATTCTGCAACTCCAGACGAACTCCAGGTTGCGCGTGGGCTCCCAGTCCTGGTATGGCGACCGTTTTATAGTGGCGCTGCTCACGATGGTCAGGCGGATAGAGTTGGAACATATGGACGAAGACTCTGAGATCGAGATCATCGACGCTAAGGGTGTTGAGAAGAGTCTCAAGTTTACGAAGGAGGCGATAGACCTGGACTATGGGATAGAGATGCGGGTAGTCACAGCGTTACCGTGGGACAGCGAGCGGACGCAGGAGAAGGCTCTGGCGCTGCTGGCGGCGTTCGGAGGCTCGCCGGCGCTGGCCCGCATGGTATTGAACGAGTTCAAGGAAGACTTGCCGGGTATGGACGTGGACGGGGTTATCGACATGATGAAGGCCGCTGCTCGACTGGAGGAGGAGGCGCGTATGGCCGAGCTGGCGGCAAAGGCCCAGGGCGGCGAAGCCGTGGGAGAGGAGGAGCAGCCGCTTGAGGAGGCCATGCCCGACGAGATACCGGCACCCGCAACGGTTTAGGAGTAAAATGATGCAAGCAGGAATGACTACCGTCCCCGGAACTGCATCTTTGCTAGATGGTAGCGAGAGTTGGCGCTGCTCGAACTGTAACGGTAAGGGCATCATTGTCGTCCGGGCAATGGATGGCATACGGTGTCTGCACCGTTCTGAATATACGTGCCATGAATGTTGCGGTACAGGTCGAATAATGAAGCACACGACGGCAACGCAATTTTAGCAGAGGAGTGAAGGGTTGTTTACAGAAACGTCCTTGACCGCCGATGGGACAATGGATTGGGATGCCCTGAAGGCAGCACATGCTCGCAGAATGGATGAAATCGTCGAGTGGGCCAAGACAGACCCGAAGGCTTGCCGCGCCTGGAATTTGAAGCGACTTGCTGGCTTTACCGAATGTGCAAGAGAGTACCTGAAGGAACTCGAAGAAGCAGAGGAGTGAAGACATGGGAAAGCAGAAACGTGGAAAGCGGCCGGCAAGGCGGCCCAGCGTGCCGAAACTGGCCGAACAGATGAACGAGGATACGACGGTCGGCGACGACGGATACCCGGACGTAGTGCCGCAGACAAGCACGTTAGGGACGTCTGACGTACCTGTAGAGCCGACAGCGCCGCCGGCGAGCGACAAATGGCCACCAGACGACATGGACATAACAACGTCGTCGCCACCGCTGGAGGTGGTACAAGAGCCAACGGCGCCAGCACCGGTAACGGATGTGGGTCCGATTATCGCGGAGGTGGAAGAAGAATTAGAGGTTGAGGCGGCCTTAGCCCGCGAGAAGTTGCCAAGTGGCGGCATCATAACGAAACCAAGTTATGGTCACTACATCCACCGCTGTCGCGTAGTGACGGATATGCCGGCGCCGGAGTCGTTCGAGGTGGGCCGGCGAGCGCCCGACCAGGGCGGGGTAACGCGGCCCGAGCGGACGCCGATCAAGATCGTCAAGTGCGGTTCGGAGATCATGATCACGTTCGAGGACGGCTCAGTGAGCAGGCTAGTAAATGTTCCGGTCGAGTTGCAATATGCAGAGCGGCCGGCAGACTGATAGAGTTCGAGAGGTCGGATAACGCCGAAAGGACAGGCGCCAATAGGATATTCCGGCCGTTACACCCTGGCGACCACACCCAGGGGCCTACAGACAAGTGCTGACCAAGGCAAGAAAGTGAGGACGGTTATGGCAGATGAGAGCAGAGTTGATGATCTCCCGGTAGAGGACGCGCAAGCGGCCGAAGTCGTCGATACCGACACCAGCGCAGCAGACGATGGTGAGGCGGTCGGCATAGCGGCCACGGACGCGGTTATCACCGGTGAGGTAGACGATTCTACTACCGCCGAAGTCGAAGAGGAGGATGGTCAGCACGGCGACGACGAAGAGGAAGAGCCCCAGGACACCGAACCGTGGGACAAGGAGCGGCAAGACAAAGACCAGACGATAGCGCAGCAGCGCAAAGAGATCGAGCAACTCAAAGCCGACCAGGCGCCCGAAGCGGAGACGCAAACAACTCCCGAGCCCGCCGCCGACAGCTTCGATGATCTGTTTGAAAAGGCAGATGCAGCCGAGGCTGCCAGTAAGACGGACGACGCTGGAGATACATCGGACGACCTCGATGACTATGACAAGCTCGAACAACGTATGAAAGCGGCTGACAAGCGCATCGACCTTCTGGAAGACAACCGCCGCCAGCGCGAGAGCAGCGACAAGCTCCGCGCATCGTATAACAAGCACCTGAAGTCCCACGACCTCGACGCCAACCAAACGGCAGAGCTCAACAAGCGAGTTCACGCCGATCTCGTCAAAAGGGGTTATACGGAGGCCAAACTGCCCGGTGAGGATCAGTTCGACGACTTAGTCGGACGGGTAGCCGCCGAGATGCAGAACGAGGCGCTCCAGAAAACCCCAACCCGCCGTAGACGATCCAAACCATCGACACCGAAACCGAGTTCGGGCTCGCGTGGGGCGCCCGCAAGGACGCCCGGCGCACCCAGCAAGCTACAGACTATTGACGAGGCTATGGCTGACATGGACGCAACACCGCCCAGTCAGCGCACGTGGTAGCGTCGATAGTCGAGTAGCTGTGTCGTTAGTTTGACAATCAAAACCCAGACGGCGCCTGGCCAGGCGTTCCTGTACTGGAGAAGAGCACCCAGTCCTCGCGAGGGGGCCTGGGTGCTTTTTTTGTCTGGGTCGTTCATCTACGGAGGGCCATATCAATGGCATCGATCACAATTACCCAGGAAACGAACGCCAACATACAAGCGTCAACGCGCGAGTTGTGGCGTCGCACCGTGCAGCGTCAGGTTTTCCTGAAGAACCCCATGCTGGCACGGATGCTGTTAGCTAACCGCATCACCTGGAACGGCGGTCAGCGGCTATTAGGGCCGATTGACATCGCCGAGGGTGACAGCATGATCCAGTACTACGGGCCGAACGACCCGTTGACTGCGGCGAGCAAGACATACCTCAGCCTGGCTGAGTTCAACTGGAAGAGTTTCCAACTTCCGGTCATGTACGGCCAAGAGGAGCAGCTTTCGACCGGCAAGGGCCGCGATACGGCGATCTTCGATCTCCGCAAGTTCCTCGTGACCAAAGCCCATCGCGCCGTTCGCATCGCGATGGTGAACCAGATGTACGGCTGCAACAGCAGCCAGACACGAGGGACTGACGGCAGCCTGACGTCGAACGATTACGATGACCAAGCCGCCGGCACTTACTCCGTCAACGGCGACAGTGAACTTGAGTTCCAAGCCGCAACGCAGGCGCTCACCCCTGACGCGACGTATGGCGGTATTACAAGAGGCCCTGCTGCAAGTTCGCTTGAAACGGGCAAATACTGGCAGCCAGCGTCTATGGCCGGGACACACACCGACTGGGATACCGCTGCGACAATCAGCCCCGACCTCATCGAGAAAATGCAAGATGCGGTGATGGAAAAGGCTGGTGACTACACTGCCAGCGACTTCCTGTTCGTCATGGGCCCGGCGCTTTATCGGGCTCTTCGGAAGTACGTGACAGCACATCGTATGGATACCGGCAGGGGGCTGTTGGCCAACTACGGTATCGAGAGTTTCACTATGCAGGGCTGGGAGATCGCGAAAGACTACCGGCTCCAGGACAAGTACATCAACGGGTACGCGAACCCCGCTTCACCCACGAACGCATCGAGCGGCTGGGTCTTCTGCTTCTGTATCCCCACGTGGGAGTTACGGTTCCATACGGAACGTCGCTTCCGCTTCACAGGCTTTACGTGGCAGGCGATGATCGCCGGAGGCCGCGACCAGTACCTTGCCCGGATACTCGGCTCCGGGAACTTCATCTGCTGGCAACCGGGTGTCAACATGTGGCTGCCGAGCGTCAGCTAGAGAGGAGATAACACATGACAGCAAAGACAATTGCAAGCGTTGAAGTCTATCTCAACTTCGGCCGTTTCGGGTCACCCACGGAGCTTGCTGAACCGCTGGATGGCGTGACAGGCAGTTCTCATCACAACGTCGCCGGCAAAGGTCGGTACCGCCTTGGAACGGTTCTTCAGTTGTGGAACCCCGGCGATGGCACCGGCAGCGTGCCCGGGTGGTCAGAGTTTGTCTACGGTCAGTGGGATAAGAATGACCAAGCTACGTCGGCAGCGCTACTTATCGCCATGCCGACAGCCATTACCAACCTGTACAACATCACCGACGACCCAAACGATTGCGCCAGTCTGGCGGCCGCAGCTTTGGCTGTCGTAGCCCTCAGTGCCATGACAGACAACTACTACGGCTGGTTCTGGAGCGGTGGTATCGCCCCGATTGACCTTGTGGCCGATGCGACTTTTGCGGCAACGGACACGATGGTCAGTGCGACGGGTGCGATAACCGTCGGCGAGCCGCTTTACGCGCTCGGCAGCGGAGAAGGTTTCAGTTGGGAGGTTGACCCCGAGGATGCGTCCGTCACGGCCTGCGCTGTTGCCCTAGCAGCAGACGACGCCTAACAGGAGGAACTCACATGACAGCTAGTACTATTGCTGGAGTGGAGATCGTCCTCAAACGTAACCGCTTTGGCCACCCAGGTCTTGAGACGTATCCAGCCGACGGTATCCTTGGAGCGAGCCATCACAATGTCGATGGTTCGACGCCGACCAAGCGAAAGTATCGCGTTGGCACAGTTCTCAAGGCTTGGCATCCCGGCAACACGGCCAGCAGCGTGGCTGGGTACACCGAGTTCGTTTACGGGATTTTCGATCAGAACAACGGCACGAAACTGGACCCTGACCCGAATGTGATCGTCATACCGACGGCGATAGACGATCTCTTTACTTTCACCGATGATGTGAACGACTGTGCGAGCTTGGCGGCTGCGGCTTTTGCCGTCGTCATGCTCGGTGCCATCGCGACGAATGGGACACCGATAGCAACGGGTCTCATGACCGACACCTATTACGGCTGGTTCTGGTCTGGAGGAGTCTATCCGACAGACTTTGTGACCTATTCCGTGAGCGGTTCCGAAAGCGGTTTCACGGGCACGAGCACGTTCATTACCGCTGTCGATACCATCGTGGCGGGCTCGTCGGTGTACGTTGTCGGCCAAGCCGCTAGTGCCGAAGGTTTCGCTCTGAGTCTCAATCCCCAGGACGCATCGGTCGTCAGCGTTGGAATGGCGCTGGCAGCCGACGACTAACCGGCCTAGCGGCCAGAAAGGAATGAAATGTCAGCAGAAGACATCACGTCAACCATCACGGAACTCCATCGGGGAACAATGATTCCTTATGCAGTGGAGACCGGTAAAGTTGCTGTTACGGAGTCCGGAGACTGGATACTGACCGGTATAACAAAAATACTATATGCCGATGCTACCGCCGACACGGAGTCAACAGCGGCGCAGACGGCATGCACCGTTGCCGCCGGTAAGGTCACGTTCGTCCAGGCAACAGCGGCGACCGTGAGGTATTTGATCTTGGGTCTTGCATAACAACCCGAGCGGCGGAACTCACTCCCCGCCGCTCAGAGCGGAAGAGCGCCCCCGGTTTTGGGTTTTCCTTTCCCCGGGGGCGCCACCGCCAGACGGATGCAATCGCATGTAACCGGATGTAACCGGAAAAAGCGGAAACTGCCTCTGGTTGCCCTAGCGCACGGATTATGGCCAAACCAGATTGCAAGCGGATTGCAAGCGGATTGCACGGAGGTTGCAAGGAATCACATGATCGCGCTCAAGTCCGACCGCGAGATAGTCAAGATGCGGGCCGCTGGCAAGCTCGTTGCGGAGGCCTTACAGGTTGCGAGGTGTATGGCGAAACCCGGAAAGCGGGTGCTGGACATAGACCGCGCCGTCGGCCGCCTGTTTCGAGATGCGGGCGGAGAGCCCCTTTTCAAGGGCTACCGTATTACACCCGATATGCCGCCGTTCCCAGCGAACATCTGCGCTTCGTTCAACGAGGAGGTGATGCACGGTATCCCGAACGTGCGCAAACTCCAGAAGGGCGATATTCTGAGCATCGATACGGGTGTCAGGCTGGACGGATACTGTGCCGACGCGGCCATAACGGTGGCCGTTGAGCCCGTGACTATCGAGGCACGCCGCCTGATGAACGTCACACGGGAGGCTCTGGAGGTTGGTATCAGCAGGATGCGAAGTGGTGTAATGTGGGATGAAGTGGCAGCAGCGATGGAAAAACACGTTGAGACGGCTGGTTTCTCGATGATCGAGAGGTTGCACGGCCACGGTATCGGGCGTGAGTTGCACGAAGAACCGGCGGATGTGTCGAATGTTTCGACACCCAGCAGCACGCTTATGTTGAAACGGGGCATGACGATAGCGGTCGAGCCGGTGGTCAGTGAGCGTCCTGTAACGCTCCGTACGAGGGTTAATCGCTGGACGATAGTTACCACCGACGGCGCGAGATCGGCTCATTTCGAGCATACAGTGGCCGTGGGTGACGACGGGGCGACCGTATTGACGGCGATGTAGGAGTGAGCGATGCCGGAGACAGCGGAACATGAGGCGAAATGCCGGAGATGCGGGCAATGCTGTTATTTCACGGTACATATGGGCGGCGAGCTTATCGCCGTTCCGTTCAAGTGCGTGCACCTGGACGCAGAAACCGGTCTATGCGGCGTGTACGAGCGACGCCACGAGGTCTATCCACAGTGCCTGCCGATAGCGGAGGCGATTGCCAGGGGCATCCTGCCGGGGGATTGCCCGTACGTGGCAGATATCAAGGGCTACAGGGGGCCGAGAGATATGCGAGACAGTGAAAGGGGCATGATAATGGCGGCCGGAATGGGTCAGGAGGCGTAACGATGGCGAATACCGGGAATCACGCCGACTATATGGTCGATGCGTATTGCGAGGTCATGGGTTGGGACGACACCGATACCGTGACCGACCGACCGAACGCGCTGATCGGGGTGAACCGGGCCTACCGACGGTTTCTGGGCGGTCAGCACCCGGATACACCCGGCGTGCCCCATCCCTGGAGCTTTCTGCGCCCGATGGGCAGCATACAGATACCGGTCTCGATCACGGGCACCGGCACTGGGACTTTCGCTACTGGCAGTACGACTATTGTCGATGACGACTCCGGTGATCTCTTTACTAACGGTACGCATCCTTCTGGCGAGATCGGGCTCGGTATTCTTGTTGACGGTGTCGGTTTGCTTAGAGTTACAACGGTTTCAGATACAAACACAATTATTGCAACGGGCGGGGTAGCGAACTTCACAAGCAAGACGTTCTATACCGGCATGCAGGTGGATATGCCGGCAGACTTTGCGGGGCTGGTGACACCGTTCTTCTATCCGTACGACAGTGCCGAGGGCACCGGGCCTCGTTTCACCGAGATGTCGCCCGAGCGGATGCTGCTGGAGTTGCAGGAGAGCCCGTCGTCGGGCACGCCATACCAGTATGCTCTCGTACCGTTACCGATATTCACGGCGACGGTGGGCCAGCGATACGCCGCCATATTCTGGCCGGTAGCCGACGCCGACCGGGTAATCCAGTTCCGATACCGGTCTGTCCCGGCCGACGTTACCGATTCGACTACATGCTTCTTTGTTGGCGGGGTTGACCACAGCGACACGATAGAGCTCGCTGTCCGGGCTAAGGCGGAGTTCGCCAGCCGCAAGAAGGAGGGGACATATGAAGCAGCGTTTCTGACCGCCATGATGGGTTCTATCGGTCGTGATGCTACGATGTTCTATACAGAGGCCATGCCTCACATAGTGGAGGGGTGAACCGGATGGCGAAGAAGACAGAAAGCGAGCGACTTACCTCTATTGAGACCAAGTTGGATATCATAATAGGAGCTTTTGCCAATCATCTCAAGCATCACTGGGCAGTTGAGTTGCTGCTCCTTTCGGCCCTTCTGGGCGGCTTGGTGAAATGGCTGTTTTTCTAAAAGGAGACTGAAGATGAGAATGCTGAAAATGTTGGCTGTAGGACTGATTGTGTTGAGTTTGGCCGGTTGCACCATCGTCAACCTGCGCTGGGAAGTTGACAAAGAGCACGGCAAGTTCACGTTCGGGGTGGCCGAGATCACTACGAGCATCGACATGCCGAATCCGCTGGCAGAGAAGGAAGAGGACGACCAGTAGACGGCACGACGTTGAGGAGTTGAGAGATGGCTGAAGTAACAGCGATGCGAAACAACGCATTGCCGTACCCCGTGTACGGTCTGTCTTATACGATAGTTTTTCCCTTGCGCGACACCGACGGTGAGTTAATCACCGGCGCCACGTGCGATTCGGAGCGCAGCTTGAACGGGAATACTGGCGCCGACTGTACGAACGAGGGTGCGGAGATCACGTATACGACGGCGACGAACAAGGGTATGTACTACCTGACGTTGACCGCTGCCGAGATGACGGCTGACATCGTATCAGTAACGATACACTCGGCCACGACAACGGCAACGTCCGTCGTCCTGCACCCGCGCAAACTAGCAGCACTTCGCGCGGGAACGGCCCAGGGCGGTGCTGCCGGCTACATCACACTCGACGAGACGGCCGGGAACCAGGACGACATGTGGAACGGCTGCCTCTGCGTAGCGACCATCGATACCGTCGTCGAAGCCCGGATAATCGACGATTATACGGGTAGCAACCGCCGGGCGGCAGTGACCCCAGACTGGGTTCAAGCGTCACCGGACGCCGACGACACATTCGTCATTTATCTGCCGGAGGGCAGGCAAATACCGCTTGAACTGTTAGTGAAAGAGCGTTTGATCTTGAAAGCGGCGGCCCAGCCGTAATGGGAGCGAATGGATGCCTATTGCGATAAAGATGAACGACACAGACCCGCCACACTGGATTCGTCATGCCAAAACTGCCGGGATGACTCTCGCCGGTGCGAGCAGTGCGATCACCATGTGGGCAATAGTTTACCGACATTCGTTGAACGACGACATATGTTTCATGTCCTCGTCTGTCGGCGACCCGATTACAGCCTGCAATTACTGGTTTGGCCTTGATACCGGGACGTTGTGTTTCAAGAAATGGGACACTGCTGGCGCCGCTCTCAGAAAGTACGTGGGGACATCTTATTTCCCTGCCGGCAACAACCAGACACATTACAAGTTGTGGTATCAAGATTACATGTTCGTAGCCGTCTCTTACACCTCTGGCGACGGTAACGTGCCGGAGTTCTGGGCTGGATTGATAGACAACCAGAACCATCAGACAGACGATGGCGGAACGGGTCACGGCATAGGGAGTACACGCCTCTATTATCAAAGCGGTGGATGGGACGTTACTCCTACCACACACGACATGGCCGACGACTCAAGTGATTACGTCTACATCGGTCGAGACTCGGCCGGTAGTTACATGAGTCTTGATAGCAACAGCAATGCCAACGGTAACTTAGCCGGTTACGGCATGATTAACGAGCATGTCCTCGAAAAGGCCAGTGCTCCCGGCACGGAATTGTTTAATGACGTCGCAGTCGAGTATTACGAGATGCCGCGGTTCATCGAGGACATCGACGACTGGGCAACTAATGGTCTGCCAGCTATGGGCCAGTATCCCGAGACCTGGAAGATGGGCGGAGCGAAGTACCAGGCTGGTGATGCTTCTGGGACACCCACGGATACGCACGATGGCGAGATCATCGGCGAGGGAGACGGCTCTACCGCCGAGTTCACGCGAACGGTTGACCATATCCTGATCGAAGAGAGCAGCGTCACGATCACGGCGGCAAAGTCGGGCGGCACGATGACCGTGACGGACGACGGCGGAGGTGCTTTGGTCGGTGATGTCGATGGCGGCGGTAACAACACCGTCGATTACGAGACGGGCGAAATCGATGTGACTTTCGACAACAACGTAACTGATGGTGCTGCCGTCGAGATGGCCTATACGTTCCACAGCAACCACCAGCTATTCGTGTTCTTCGAGCGTCAGAGCGCCGATTGGGATTACAGTATTCGCAACCACTGCGCAGCGGACATCTTTGACAAGACGGATACAGGCCACGGCACAGCTTACAACGGTGCCGTGGCTTTTGGCACGGCAGGAACGTTTGACACTGACTGGTATGTTAAAGAATCGAGCAACAACATCTTGCTCACAGAGGGCGGCGGCTCGCTGCGCCGGGAACTGCCCCAGGAGAATGCTCCTGCCGATATCCAGTGCCACACGACCGGTCACGCACATATGGGATTAGAGTCCCGTGATTATGTGCTCGATGTTTACGAGCGGTTGGACAGCATGTTCCGCGAACGCGGGCTGACCGCCCCGCTCCATACAGCGTACCCGAACGGCACCTACAACGACCAACTTAAGGTCTGGACATCCGAGCGGCGGTTATCCGGGCGAACTGCCGCTGTTGTGGGGGCTGCTGCGGGCATCAACCGATACCCGATGTCAACTGACCCTACCGACCCGACCGATGGTTCGGGCTCCTGCTGGTTCGAGTTAGCGTGCCACCAGTGCCATCAACTGGGTGCTGATCTTCCCGATGCCATGACCTATGTAGACAGCATGTCCGGGACTTTGGGCTTGTATCTCATGTACAGCCACGGTCTCCAACGTTTCCCCTTCGATGTCTACCACAGTGACCCATCCTTGCAGAAGGAACTTATCCAGTATGCTATCGACGCCGGCGTTCGGATAGTAGACTTGGTTGAGGCCTATCGGCTGATTGAACAAGAGGCCGGTGGAACGCTTACTGAGAGTCTTCTCGTCTGGACGTTTGATGACGAATATCCCGGTGCCATTCAGTACGCCTATCGCTATCTTGCGCGAATGGCCGGGGTTGGCGGTACGTATTATGTGAGTGATGCTGCCATGCAAGGGGCTGGCAACTGGGCGCCAAACCAACGGACGACTTATGATGATCTGTGTGCAGCGGCGGGACTTCCGATCAGCCACTTCACAGTCAGGTTTCTT